CCGTGTAGTGGTATTAGGTAAACCTAAACACTTTACTATCGACCAACAAACATATTTTAAGCTTCAACAAAAAGATGGATTTGATTGGATAGATGAAAGTTCTTTAGAGTTTGAGAGTTTAAGTGATTTAGGTAAAGCAGCTTTATTAATAGTAAATAAAGCTCAAACTACTATTGATCAATCATTTCAAGGATTTTATGTAGGGGCTATAGATAATACCAATATGAATCCTGCTACTGATTTTGATGGTATTTTAAATATACAAACATTAGCTGCCACTATTAGTAGTACTACTAATGATTTAAATAAAGAAAATTTTATTAATTTACCTACAACCAGACTTGATAATTTACTTTCAGCATTAAGTGATAATAATCCTGACACATTTGGTTATACAGATAATAGTATATCTGAGCAAATGGAAAATTTAACTGATTATGATATATCATCTAATATTTTTGATGATACTTTATCAATTGGATTATTTAAGTTGCAAGCAACCCCCACAACTAATAATACAATTAAATTAGCTTTAAATTTACAAGAAACTGTTGTAGGTTCACTTGATTACCATAGATTAATTAATGATAAATTAGGTGGGGAAGCATTACCTTTTAGAATTGAAACTGATAATCAATTACCTACTATGGATGTTATGGTAAATGACTTTGTTAGTAATAGAAAGAAGTCAACATATCTAAACCCAGAAGGTATACCTACTACAAAAATTAGATTTAAAACTTCTAAAATTACTACAAATAGTATTCCTTCGTTATCAGCAGAATTTGGAGCAACTAATTTAACTACTGCTCAATTATTTTCAGGATTTAATTTAGATATTTTAGGAAACACAGAAAGCTTATTTGCTTTAGGTTCACATGCAACATCAAATTTAAGTACTAAAGTTATTGGAGATGTACCTAAGAAATTAGATCGTTTGTTAGATACAGTAGAAAACACTGAAAGATTTGATATTGATATTACTGTTGATGGTGGTTTATCAACAATATATTCAACTACCCAAACTTTATCAACTGAATCTTATGATGATACAGCAGCAGTACCTGCTATTTCAGGTTTCAGAACATCTAAAGTTGATAGTGTTTTAAATACTGACCATATTAATTATAGAGCATCATGGAATGATATCGTAACTAGATTTGTTACATTTGCTGAATTTAGAAGAAAGGATCATTTACATATTGTTGATTTACCTAGATCTATATTTGTAAGTGGTGAAGATTTCTTAACTTTACAAGATAATTCGAAAAATTTCTCTAAGGATGTATTTAACCCAATTAAATCTTTCTCAAGTTTAGTGAATTCAAGTTATGCAGCTACTTATGGCCAGTGGGTACAAAGTTCAGATTCAGTATATGGTGGTTTATCATATTGCCCATCATCTGGTTATTTAGCAGCGATAATGGCTAACAGCGATTCAGCCTTTGACCCATGGTTTGCGCCTGCAGGATTTAGCAGAGGTAGATTAACCGGTGCTGCTGGGTTAGCATTATTCCCAACACAAAAACAAAGAGATCAATTATATAAGATAGCAGTTAATCCTATTCCATCATTCCCAGTTGAAGGCCCTGTAGTATTTGGTCAAAAAACTTTACAAAAGTTACCAAGTGCTTTTGATAGAATTAACGTAAGACGCTTATTCTTATTCCTTGAAAAAGCTACTAAAAATACAGTTAGAAACTTTATATTTGAGCCTAATACATTGTTAACAAGAACACGTGTAGTTAATACATTAACACCTATTTTTGAAAACGTTAAAAATACTGAAGGTTTATTCGATTATCTAATCATTTGCGATGAAAGAAATAATACTCCAGATATTATTGATGCTAATGAATTAAGAGTTGATATTTATTTAAAGCCCACCAGAGCAGCAGAATTTATATTAGTTAATTTCTACGCAACTAAGACAGGTACAGATTTCAACGAATTGGTTTAATAACAAAGTCATTTAATTAAATAATTACATGGCAGATACAAAAGTATCAAATTTAGACGCGTTAACTACACCAGCTAATAGTGATGTATTGTACATTGTTGATGCAGGTGTATCTAAAAAAATAACTTATAGTAATTTATTTAGTAATGTTAACGGTACAATAGCTACGTTAACAAATGATGTAAGTGATTATACGTTTAGAGTAGCTGCATTATCTGCTTTTTATGAAAATTTGGACGTTACAAATACCAGTACTAATATTAAAACTTTAAGTTCAAATGTAACAACACTTCAAACTGAAACAGACGATTTATATATAATTAGAAACTATGCTACAAGAGCATATACCCACGTAACCACAATTTCTGCAGGATTAACTCAAGCAGTTACAATAGGTAGCACAACTTTAAACTTTACAAACGGAGTACTAATGTCAGTAACATAATATGGCTAATAGAAAATTATCAGATTTACCTACTATAGAACCTATTAATAATAATAGTACAGATCTATTATATATTGTAGATGTTAGTACTAATGCATCTAATAAAATTACTTATAATTCATTGGTTGGTAGTACGCTTAATTCATTATCTGCAGAAACTAAGACTACAATTGATAGTTTTAGTGCAGAATTTATAGACACCACTACTACTGATTTTAATTTTTTATCTGGGGAGGTAAATAGTAATAGTTCAGCTATAAATTTACTTGACAGTGGTAATACTGAAGCATCTACTAGAATAAATGCACTTTCAAACGTAATCGATGTAAATTTTGGTATACTTCAAACATTAAGTGCAGATGTAGATGGTTTAGACCCTGCACAACAAACAATTGATATTGCTTTCAATTTAGGGCAAATTAGAGCTTTAACTGCTGAAACTGATGATTTATATATAACTAAAGGGTATGCGTCTACAGCATATACATATACCACTAGAGTTTCTGCTACTAATTTAGATAAAATAAACACACAAGTAGGACGACTTTCAGGGTTAGGTTTAAATTCTAATACCGCTGCAACTTCTACAGATGATTTATCAGCAACTCACTTTTTCAATATTAACTTTAATGGGGTAACATATAAAATGTTATTAGCTACATAATAAATTAGGTATAAATGAATAAATATTAATAACCATGGCACAGACTAGACAAACAATTCAAAATTTCTATACTCAAGCACAAGCAAAAGATTTTGCTAGAAATAATTTATTTAGAGTTTTAAATATAAATTTCGGTAATGGTACTGAAATTGCTTTCGACGAAGATGATTTAATTTATGCAAAAACAGCAGATCTTCCCGGTAAATCTATTACATCTCAAACCGTACCATATATGGGTTTAGACTTTAATGTACCCGGTGTAGCTAAATATACAGGCAGTGATAATTATACTATTACCTTTAGATGCGATGAAAGTTATGATTTAAGAAATAGATTTTTACAAGTGTTAAATGATACATTTGATGATGCGGATAGCACAGGTAACTATTTTATGCCCACTGCAGATAGTGTAATTGACTTAGCACTATTAGATAAAGAATTAGATAGAGTATCTCAATTTCAACTCGTAGGTGTTGCAATAAAAAGTATAGGTCAATTAAATTATGATGTAACAGCTGAAGGTACTATTCAAGATTTTGATGTATCAATTACATATCATTATTTTAGGCAAACAGCTTAATCATATATATAATCAATTTTAAGCTCTCTATGTGAGAGCTTTTTTTTGTATAAATATATTTAAATGCCTACTAAAATTTTAAATTCAATTAATAATGTTATCAGGGGAGTAAGCAACCCTGTAAACAAAATTATAGGGGGAACTTTAGCACAGCCAGGTTTATCTTTATTTGGTACAAATTTACCGGGTGCTCCTTTAATAAGTTTTAGAGAAAGTTTTTTAAATAGTTTAAGTCAATGGAATACATCAATTCCATTAAATACGCAATTTATAGTTTTAATTGATAATTTTCCATTAGGTTTAACTACCCAAGTTTTACGAAATATTGAACCAGTTGTTACTTCTACCGGCTTTGATATAGATTTACCCAAAGCAACTACTACTAATTTTAAAAATCAAGGTATGGTGGGTTGTATTTTTGCTAATCAATTTAATATACCTGATGATTCGGTAGAAGCTGATAAAGCTACTATTATTAATAATCGAGGATTTATACCCGGTTCAGTTTTAAAAAATAGAAATAATTTTGGTAATTTTACTTTGGCTTTAAGAGAAACTAATACTTCATTTGTAGATTTTGTAATGAGACCTTGGACTATTATGGCGTCTCATTATGGATTAGTAGCTAGAAATCCTAATGACCCGGTTGAAAGATTAAAGAATCCTAAGACTAATTTAACCGTTGTTCAATATACCAGAAGTAAAGAAGGTTTATCTCAAATACCTAGAAAAACTTGGAGATTTTATAATTGTGTACCTACATCTATTTCAAATAGAGATTATGGGTATCAAGAAGATGAATCGGTTAAAAATTTTAACACAACATGGACATTTGATAATTATGAAATAAGTAGTAATTTATATCTTAGTGTTGAAGAGATGTTAAAAGCTATTAATCCTTTCTATTAATGAATTCATACTATTATGATGATTATAAAATAACTGAATTAAGTTATTTTGAATATAAAAATTTGGTAAAAAATTTAATATCAGCTGAAGAAAATAAAATTGCTGATATATTTGAAAGATTGATATCTAGCCAAGTTAAAAGTAGTAAAGAATTACATATAGGTGATAAAATTAAAATACTAATTATATTAAGAAGTATAATTTTAGGAGAAGAAATACAATTTAGCATAAACGGTAAACAATTTTTATACGATACAAACCAAATAATTGATAGTGTTAATATTAAAAATGAAAAATTTGAATATAAAGATATGATCTTTAATATTCCTAAACAAATTTATTATAAAAATAAATTTGATTGTTTGGTTGATAATTTTTATAGTTTTAAAATTAAAGATGATATTAAAATAATAGAAAATTTTTCATTTAAAGAAAAGGAAATAATTTTACAAAATTTATTAGGATTTGAAGTAAAGGAATTATCTAATAATTTTGATAATTATATTTCAAATTTTTATATAAATTATATAAACGAAACTGAAATAAATTTATATGATTCGAATATGATTTTATTTTTAAAAAGTTTATTTGAAACAGATTTAAATGAAATGTATGATATAGAGTATAGTATAATGAATTATCTAAAATTTGATCCTTCAGTTTTTAATATGTATGGTCTACCTGAACTTAGAATTTTCCTTAATAAATTTATCAAAGAGAAAGAAGAATCTAAAAAACAAGAAGGTGGTAATACCGATCTTAGTATATAAATAACGGTATGGAAGATAATTTTAATTCACTTTTAAAACAAATTGAATCTAATAAAAAAAATGTTGTTACATTTTCACCCACATTACAAAGTGATATAGAATTAAAATCATTGACTGTTGATCAACAAAGTGTTATTTTAGATTCAATATCTGATATATCTTTATTACAAACTAATCCTATTTATCTTATTATAAAATTTAATACTAACTTTAATAATATTATTAAACAAAATTTAGAAAACGAAGTTTATGATAAAATGACTTCAATAGATAGAACTAATATTATAATTTCTTTTAGAAAAGAAATAAATGAAGAGGTTGAACAGGATGATGAAGTTATAAATTTATCTAAAATTTTAGAACGCAATAAAAATATTAATATTATAGATTTTAATGAAACTATAGAAAAAGATGGTTTTAAATTTAAAGTTTCAGTACCCACTTTAAATAAAGATACAATAGTTAATAAAATTTTATCTAAAAAATTAAAAGATAATCCTACATCTGGGAATTTAGTAAGCGATATTTATCTTTATGAAATTTTAAAATTTGTAGATTCAATTCAATTTGAAGATGAAGCAGAAGTTGAAATTAAAAAAGATTTTAAAAATTTAAAACTTTTAAAGCAAATAAATCTTTCTACCTTAAGCCCAGTTATAAAATTTATTGAAAAGGTTAGGGATTATGAAGAAGAATTTATAACTATTCCAAATAGTCAAGAAAAGCTTTTATTAACACCAGATTTATTTGTAATTTGATGATGTAAATAAATATTTACATGGCTGATGTTACAGTTTTAGAAACTTTATCTTTACTTACTAAAGTATCTGCAGATACTAGTGATTTAATTAAGCAATTATCTTCTCGGATCGACAATATTCAAGGTATTGATACTTCCGGAAAAGAAAAAGAAGAATTAGTAAAAAAGGCTGAACCAGTTATAGTTACCGATTTTGGTAAAGCAGCTGAAAAAGATTTAGCTAAGATAGGTGGAGATGCTGAAAAGGAAAGACAAAAAACTGAAACTGAAAAGGATAAAAATAATAATCTTTTAAAGTTATTAGGTTTAGCAGGTGCTTCAGCACTTGCATTAAAATTTCTTTTTGACGGAGAGGGATATACAGGTTTAGTTCAAGGATTTCAAAAGGCATTTCAAAATACAACTAATTTTGCAAATAAATCAAAAGGTTTAATTGATGACATAGGTAAAAGACTAGGTACTTTTGCTGATGATATAGGGTCCAGAATTGGTGTTATAGTTGATAAAATAATGACTAAAACTAACACATGGGCTAAATCTGCTAAAGTTGGTATTAAAAATGCTATGGATGATATAGGCAAAAGATTAGGTACTTTTGGAGATGATATAGCTAGAGGCTTAACAGCAGTTGTAAATAATGCTAAAAATATCGCAAGTCGTGTTGCACAAACTAGTACAGGGTTAGGTGATGATATTGCAAGAGGTGGTGTTCGAGCTGCAGCTACACAGCCTGGTATATTTTCTAGAGTTGTTAGCGGTGCAAAATCTATTGGAGGAGCTACATTAGAAGGTGCAAAAAATTTAGGAAGTAAAACTATACAAGGTGCAAAATATGTAGGTGGTAAAGTAATAGACACGGGAAAAGTAGTAGGCGGGGCAGTAGTAGAACAAGGTAGGAGAGCAGTAAATTTTACAAAAGAACAAGTTTTAAAACCTGTAGGAAATCTTATTAGTAAAGTTAAACCTCTTAAAATACTTAAAAGCATAGCAAAGAGTCCTTTTTTAGCACCAGCTTTTGAAGCTTTTTTTACAGGTAAAGATATTAAAAATTTAAAAGATCGATACGCTACGGGTGAAATAGATATGGAAACTTTAAATTTTTTAGTAGGTAAACGTTTAATAAAATCAGTTACGGGATTGATAGGTGGATTATCTGGAGCCACTCTTGCTGCGCCTTTAGGGTCATTTATACCAATA